CGTTGATGTCGTTGTCAGCCGTAGCGACGCGGAGTTCGGTCTCTAGCAGGCGGGTTGCAACGAATTGCAGCGACGGAGGAACGATCAGCTTGCGGGGCTTGGCTGCAATCAACAGACCACGCTCGTCGGTCCATGCGGCGATCTGAATGACGGCGGCTTCCAAGGAAGTCTCGTTCAGGTCAGCGCCCACGGTAGGACGGTTGGAGTTGACACCACCAGAAACCAGCGGGTGAGCCGTCGAGAACAGGGTTTGGCCGTCACCGTAGGTGGGGTTGCCAGCGCCAGTAAAGCCCTTGTTCAGGATGTAAGCAGCTTTAACCTGCTTGGTGTAAGCCATAGCGCGAGCCAGAGCCTTGGTATAACGGGCCGAGAGGCTGTCATACAGGTTGTCTTCCATAGCCTCTTCCGTGATAGAGAAGCCCATAGCAATGGTCTCGTGCGTATAGCGTGCGGTCCAAGCTTCCTGCGCGTTGTCATAAGCAATGGCAGCGCCTTCGTTTTTAACCGGGGCAGCACCAAAGCCAGACAGCTTGGTCTCTTCTTCAAACGAACGGTCGGAGCTTTCGGTCTCGAAAATCTCCTTGTGCTCTTCGCCGTAGCGCTTGTACTCCATACCAAACAGGGCGTTAAGACCCGGCAGGAGTTCTTTTAGTAGTTGGGAACGTGAAATAGCCATGATTTACTCCTTATACGCCGAGCGGGTTAGTGTACGAATGGACGCCGACGTTGAACTTAACGATCAAATCGGGATACGCATCCAGTGCAGATTCAGCCACAACGTCCACAACACGCATTGCGAGCGTGGTCGTAGCAGCCAAGTTAGCGCCGTCAGCACCAACTGCCAGAGCAGTGTTGGCCAAGCCAGTCGTAGCGGAACCGCCAAAACCGGTCAGAGCGGCGTTCTTACCAACTGCACCAGCAGGGCCGTTGGTTAGTGCGCCAAATGCAGCGTTACCCTGAATCTGATACAACTGATCAGGATCGTCGCAAACGCGGATTTTCACGTTGGTGTAACCAGCGGTGATTGCGTTAGCAGGCAGATACTGAGCAAAAACCTGATATTTCAGGTTGGGGTCAACATAAGACACGCCAACGCACACACCAACGATACCAGCGGTAGCGTTAGCAGCGTTAGGAATGTCCATAGCGGTGGGGGTTGCAGCAATAGTCGAAGGATTGCCATTGGCATCCAGAACAATCACGGCACCGGTGTAAAAAGCGGTAGCAACGTTATCCGATAGCGTAATGTCACGGATGACGCCGCCATTAAAAGCCTGTCCACCGATCAAGTTGATCGGCTTGAGACCATAAGGGCTAGAAGTAGCAGCCATTTGAATTCTCCAAAAAGATTAAGATCCTTTACCGAAAGTAACCTTCGTTTTCTTGTCCGAGAACAAGGGCATACGAGGGTCGCTTTCCCGCATAAAGTTGTTATCCACAGAGTTGATTTGAGCTTCGGCCTGTTCGTTATAAAACGCATTCCGATCCTCAACAAACTCTACGGGGGCTTTGCAAAGCAGCAAACCACCAATCACGACGTTATCCTTGAAGCGCTCGTTTTCAATCGAGGCAAGGAAGATCTCGGGATGGTCAGAAGCCTTGACAGGTTCCCAGCCTTCACGAAGTTTAGAAGAAACGTTCATGGGATCAGCTTCGCCACGCGTTGCAATCCGCACCCAGTGATAGGTGTAACCCTCTTGCGGCTTCGGTGTAGGAAGCAGTTCGGGGGGAGACCAAGTACGCTTACGCGCAGTTTTTTCACGGGTCGTTAGTTCACGGTCTAATCTGTTTTCAGCCATTTTGTTGTTCCTTCTTCATTTGTTCAGCAACCTGACGGGCGTATTCTTCCAACGGAATTTTGAACTTTTTCGCATACGCTACTTGAGTTTGGGTAAGCACGATCTTTTTTGGTGCAGTGCTACGAGTAGCCGGAGCTACGACGCTCGCTTTTTTAGGGCGGGGTTTAGCCGTTGGTTCACTTCCAGTATCCGCAAAGCGGTCCGGAAACAGTTGTCGCGTACGAGCATTAATCGTCTCGTAGTATTGGTCGGATCGAGGATCGACGCCATCCTTGACAAGTTTGTTATGCAACCCCAGCACATAGCTTGTCATCTCTTCGTCGGGACCGAACCACGGATTGGCTTTCGCCCATTCGATGGCCCGTTCGTCAACTTTCGGTGCCGGAGCGGTTGATTGGGGTTTTACCTCAGTTGGCTCCTCTTGTAAAGAGGGGATCTTAAAGTTAGCAACCCGATCTGCCTTGAGCTTTGCAGTCGTCAGTTCTTCTTGCGCTGCAACAACGGCATCCGAATCACCCGAATCGTAAGCCTGCTTAAACTTGGCTTTGGCCTGCTCTAACTCTGCCGCAACCGACTTTTTGGCCTGCTCAAGCAATGCTTCTTGGTTCTTGTTGACCGTGCCTTTGAGTTTCTTGTTTTCCTCTACAAGTTGGGCAGCCAGTCGCTCAAGTTCCTGCTTTTCGCGCAGGGCGGCTTCTTTTGCCCGACGCTCATCGTGGTAACCCTTGCTAAAGTGCTGAATCCGCTTGCGGACTTTTTCAGAATACTCCGTCAGCTCTTCGTCCGTCACATCGGGTGGCGGGTCAGAAGGCTTACGATTACGGTCCTGCGGCGGGGTATCGTCAACAATCTCGACTTCCAGTTCCGCAGACTCTGGTTCTACTTCGGGAGTTTCCTCTTCCTTTGGATCAGAATTTTCCTCAAGCACTACTTCTTCGCTTTTGTCTTCTTCTTCGCCCGGAAAAGTAAATTCCCCTTTTTCCATTTGTGACATATTGCCTCCTTATGCTCGCGTGACGCCACGCGGATCTGCCACTACAGCCTCGATTGAGTCGTCATTCATAATGCGGTACTCCACACCATTGACTTTGAATCGGGTGCCGGTATTGGCCCGGAACATTACATAGTCGCCGACTTTGCACCAAGGGCCGCCCGGAAAACGGGTCTCGTCCTTGTATGCCTGCTCGCCCATGTCGAGTACAAGACCCACAACAGTCAGGATCTTTTCTTCGTGAAGCGTGCGGTCTGATTTAATAATGCCACTTTCAAACTTCTCTTCTACTTTTGGCAACGCAATCAGTAAGCGGTAGCCGACTGGTGTTGGTAGTTGCGCTTCAATCTCTTCGTCAGAGATCGGTTGTTGAGTTTCACTCATCGTCATCTTCCATTTCAGGTTTAGCAGCGTGAACCGCACGCAGAACGGCCCGGTTCCCATCCGGGAAAGCTACCCTACCTTGATCAAGGTAGAGCGAAGGTTCAAAAATGTTGCGCTTTTGCATATTCATTGAAGTTGGTATTGGCTGCATGTTCCACCACACATGTAGTCCGCAAACAACATTTGATTGCAAAGGTACTATATGGTCAACGTCATATTTGCTGCACGTTAGTTCTTGCAACATGGCCGCCGCAGCATAAATTTCTGTTACTTTTTTTCTGTCATCCAAAGACAGCCATTTTGGCGTAGCAGATAATTTTGCAATTAATCGTTGCGCCCTATATTTTTTATAAGCATTAATCAGCTCGTCTCCGGTCAGTCTGTTTTTATATTTTTCAAGCCTTTTTTGTTTATTAACTTCCCTTGCTTTGGCGTTTCTTACTGACCTATATTTATCCGCTGATTTTTTTCTAATTTCCGGCCTAGATTTGTTGTTTTTTTGGTACAACTTGTCACACGCTTTGCAGCGGTGCATATGACCATCTTTGCTGCTAACCCTGTCTTTATAAAACTCAAACAATGGTTTACAGCTTTTACAAGATGAACAGATCTTTGTTTGAAGATCACTCATCATCATCATCTTCCATAAAGTTGCGCGACAAATCTTTTGTGTTTTGGATTGCAAGCTGGAGACCTCGAATCCTGCCTACTACTTCCCTGTATTCGTCAAAGCTTTTTGCCCCACCGGATACAAGAAATTGGGTTGCGGAGGCCACGTCCTCCTCATGTTTTTCAATTAGCGCGTCAAAGACGGTTTTAGCCATGTTTATTTAGCTTTCGTTTGTTTTTGAGATGCTGCCAAGGTTTTCAATGCGTCCACCTTAATCTTGGCGTTGGCATTGCGTTCTTGGGTTTGGAGTCGAGCAGCTTCCTTAGAAGCGTCAATCTGGATTCTTTCCTTCTCAAGCGCCAGCTTTTGTGCGGCAAGCTGGATCTCTGCTTGGTCTTTCTGAGCCTTACGCTGCACTTCAGTTTGCTTGACTTGCAACTCAGCCTGCTGCAACTGGAATAACGGATCTGCGGCTTGCTGTTGTGCCTGTGTCTGCGCGGCTTGCTGCTGGTGTGCTTGCGTAAGTTGCTTGCCTGCATCTGCAACCAGACGCGACAACTGCACTTCAACTTCCTCTGGCAGCTCTTCGTTGGGCGGCGGCAGTGCAACACCAAGACGCTCTTCGATTTGTTGGCGATATTGGAAGCTCAAGTGCTCTGCCAAGTGTGCTTGCAGTGCCGACATGATTTGCTGTGCCATTGGGTTCTGACCAATCGACTGCATAATCATTGGGTCTTGCATGAATGCCATGTGCGCAGCGATGTGTGCCTGATGGTCTTGGTAGATAAATGCCTTGAGCGGCTTGCCAATCAGTGCGTTCATGTTTTCGCTGACTGGATCGGTTGGCTTGGAATCCTCAGATGTTGGCACCAACTTATCGGCGTTCTTAACACCCAAGACTTCAATCATCTGACGGTGCAATTGTGGCAAGTCATAAATCTGCGGTGCCATCTGCGCCATTTGTAATACGGCCTGATACTGCACCACTTTTTGCGCCATTGTGCTGGCGTTCGGGTCGGAGACCGGAATCACTTCCACCATTGCATAGTCTGCTTGGCGGGCGCGTGCCTCACCACGGTGTGGCTCGTACTGATATTCATCTGGTGCATATTCAGCAATAATGGCTTTCAAGAGTTTGAACTCTTGCTTCATTGCAAAATGCACACGGGCTTGCACCGCAGCCATTGGCTTTAGTACGCGCTCTAACAGAGCCAGTGTCGTTCCGACAGGTGCCTGCGCACTCATGTCAGAGATGTTCATGTCACTGATGGCGCCAAGACGGCGGCCCTCTTGCGTGATCTGATTGAGCAATGCCAGCAACACTTGTGACGGCTCCTTGTAGGGGAGCGTCATGATGTTATCTTTGATGGCGCCGCTTGGTACGTCTACGTCACGGAACTCACCGGGGCCAATCGGTGTGTCATCGCCTTTGATACGAAGGCCGCGAGATTTCAGTCCGCCCGGTAGGTTAGATAGTGTTCCGGCGTCCACAAGCTGTCGAATAAGTGACGTGCCTGCACGAGCATATCCACCGATGATATGGATAAGCCCCAGACCGTAGAAGCCAAAACCGGGAACATAAACGTAGTGGACGAAATGGTTGCGCTTGAGCATAAGCTCATCATCTGGATCCCAGTTTCGACGCACTGCCAATACCTTTTGTGTGCCTCGCTCGATGGTGACAACATAGGGTTTTGCAATTTGTACATCGCCGTCCTCCTCGTCCAAGCCGTCAATAATCAAGTCGGCATGGATCTCGTATAGGGTGTAACGATCATCATTGGTCAGCTCATAGCCACCTTCTTCGGCTTTCTTCTTTTCAATGTCCGAGAAGAATGTCTGCGGCTCACCAAGGTCGGTGTTGATATAAAAACCAGCCGCTTGTAACTTGGCGATTTCATTTTTGGTCTTGCGCATCACATGGGTGACACGCTCGGCAGCCTCAATGTGCGATGCACCATAAGGCACGATCACGTCTTCTGCCGGAATGTAAATCGACACTTGGCGGCCAATGTTGGGATCAAAGTACACCTTCTTGAAGGCAGAGCCTGCAAGACCCAATGAATAGAGCATGCGCTCATGTTCACTGCGGTATTCGACCATCTTCTCGGTCAATTCATAGTTCATGTCATTTTTGACACGCACTGCGGCCTCAAACTTGTCTTTTGTTTCCTGACCAATGATTTTGGTGCGGACTGGACCGGCTGCCGGGAAGGTCTCGCTCATGGTCTCGGCTTGGAACCGAATGGCGGCTTCTGCCAATACTGTGGAGTACACGCCGCAAGCGTCATCCCAAGGTTCAGTGCGCTCTTCGTGTTTGAATCACATCGCCATCCACACATTCCACCAGTTCATCGGCCAGTGATTGCAGGGTGTTTTCGTCCAAGTATTCGGCCAAGTTGGCGTCGAAACCGGCTTCTTCTTCCTGTTCTTTGCCGCCAATGGTGATCTCCACCGACCCGTCTTCATTGGTTTCGATCTCAATACCGGGCAGTTCGATTTCTTCTCCCGGCGCCATCATGCCCTCGACTTCCATGATTTCTTCACCATCGGGTGCCTGATAGAGTGCCTTTTCAATATTGGTTGCCATAGCCTAGTCCTTAGTAATAACCGCTGCGTCGTTGTTTGAAATACTGAATGTCGTCTGGCTCGTCCAGATCGGTCTTGATAAACCCACCGTTTCTAAACCGCATTAGGGCTAACGACACTGTATCTGTCAAGTCGTCGTGCTCAGAATTCGGGAAGCTCGCAACCTCGTCAATAACTTCATCGGCCCATGCCCGATTGGGCGCCCAGATCCGGCCAGAGGCAAACAAGTCTGAAACGGCGTTCAATCGTGTCACTTTGGTATTGGGATTGTTGGCCGCGCCACGTACCGGCGTGTACTCCTGCACGGCAATCCCCATCTTTCTCAGTTCATAAATCAATGGGGCGCCAGACGCCTTCTTTTCAATGATCAGGGAGTCGGGCGTCCACTCTTTGTATTCTTCCAAGACCCGTCGTTTCAGGTCCGGAAACTCCAGCCGGTCCTTAAACGCATTGAGCAAGATCAGATTGGTCTCGTATTCACCCCGTTCATTGGGATGATTAAAGACACCCCATGTTGTGCAGGCCGAATAGTCGGCGCGGCGGGTGGCTTCAAAGGCTGTGTCCCATGCTTGCAGGATAAATTCACACGGCGGGGGTGAATCTTCTTGCCAAATCTTCCACCACTCCCGTTTTACGATGGCGGCAGACTCAGATGTTGGGTTTTGTTGGTACTGGGCCTGCCATTTGGCGTTAGGCAGTTCCGCCCGCAGTGCTTCTAATTCCTTGATGGGCCAGAATTCCGGCCACAATGGATTGCCCGATGGCATGATGGCCGGAAATTCAATGATTTCCCAACCTTCCCCGCCCCGTTGGGCTTCGGCCTTCAAAACTTGCCCCACCAAGTCTCGCTTCGACCATCTGGTCATAATGATGACAATGGCACCTCCCGGCTGAAGACGCTGCCGTGGTCCTGACGAGTACCATTCGTACACTTTATCGAAGACTTCTGGGTTGGTGGCGGCCAAAGCGGCCTCTTGTTCCGAGTGTGGATCGTCAATAATCAGCAAATCGGCACCTTTACCCGTCACCGTACCGCCAACACCGATAGCAAAGTACTCGCCGTTCATATTGGTGGACCATCGACCGGCTGCTTTGGAGTCGTGCCGCAAAGAAACGTTCGGAAACACCGCTTGATAGCGCTCAGAATCCACCAGATTTCGCACTTTTCGGCCAAAACCGACAGCAAGTTCTGCCGTATTGGAGGTCTGAATGATCTTTTTGCCCGGAAATTTGCCCAAAAACCACGCCGGAAGCATATAAGAACCCAGTTCTGACTTGGTATGACGGGGTGGCATGCAGATAATCAGGCGTTTTAACTTGCCATTGGCGATGTCTTCAAACTTTTTTGCCACCACTGCATGGTGTCTGCCCGGAATAAACCCCGGCCACATCTCTCGCACAAAGTTCAAAAAGCCTGTTTGACACTTTTCTCTGGTCAGCGCCTCCTGATACTGCGCTGCCATCATCAGGATCTTCTCTCGCTCTGCCGCTGGCAGGCGATTGATCAGGTCTTCCACCTTCACTCGATGTCCTGCACTCTCATGTACGCAGGCCGAATGGAACGGGCACGCCTTCTTGTTCCCTTACACAGCCCCAACTCCACCAACTTCCACATCTTCCTCGACACATTGCTGCGCGACTTCTCCCCCGTCAGGAACAACACATCATCCACCGACGGCCCAAACCCAAATCGGTTCCAATACTCCTCAATCACCAAATAAATCGTCTTCTGCGCTTCCGTCACGGCTGCCAACTTCTCCAGTTTGCGTTGTTCCCTAGTCAGTCCCATCCATTAACCACCCATTTCCATCCGTTTATTTTTATATACCCCCCACCCCTTTTTATTTTCAACACATAAGGGGGGGGTTAAGCC